CACAGACGCCAGGGGCAGGCTGTAACGCCCCAGTAAATAGCCATCGATGCGGGCATCCGCCACCGCCTGGAGTTCCGCCAGCACCGGCAGATCGGGCAGCACCGCGGCCGGGTCGTCGGCAGACAACTCGACCAGCGCCCGCTCCGGGATGTGCCGGCGGAGATCCTCCAGGGTGGCGTAGGCCATGGGTTAAGCCACCGCCGCCCGGAACAGGTAGCCGGCCAGGGGGTAGCAGATGATCTCGTTGAGCTGCTCGACGATCTTGGCCACCTCGCTGCCGTGCACACCCCGGTCCGGGTCGAAATAGCGATACACCTGGGTCTGGCCGAACTCGGCGGTAAAGCCAAAGGTGGGCACCACCGGGCGGGCCGAGCGCACCGCAGGATCAATCCGCAACAGGGCGGCATGCTTGCCCCAGACCGGCGCGTAACTCGCGGTCTGGCCCTTCTTGGCGGTGTTGGCCTGGGCCTTGCCCACCAAGATGCGCTCCAACCCCAACAACTTAGCCACTGCCTCCAGGGTCGCCTGGCCGCCGGTGACGGCGTTGCCACCCAGGGGATAGGCCGCCGCCACGATTTTGGGGTGCATGGTCAGGGCGTCGGCCACCGCCTCGCCCGTTACCAGCAGATTCGGCTTCACCAGCATGGAGCGCTTGACCGCCAGCAGCGCGCTGATCGGGTCGCTGGCCGGGTCGGACCATTGGGAGTTGCCGCTCAAGGTGGTCCGCTGGGAGCTGTCGTAGGTGGCGAGCGCCGTCACCAGGTTCGCCACCCGCACTTCCCGTGCCAGGTCAATCAATTGCTGAGTCAGCTCGACCTCGGTGGCCAGGGGATCCGGGGCGCCGCTGGCCTGGGCTTGCTCGATGTCCTTGATCGGCACCACCGCCTTGAGGCCCCAATCCTTGGTGGACGCATCCGCCAGACTGGAGCCGGACTGGACTTCGCCCGCATCGCCGGTGCGGCCGATGGCGGTATCCGTCAGGGTGAGGCCGTCCGCGACATTCATCAGCCGGTAGCGGAACAATTCGGCCTCAACCGGCACGCGGGGCAATACCTGATCGGCAATCAGGCCCTCGACCATGACCGCCAGGGCGATCTGAGTCAGGACCGGGTTCTGTTGATGGGGAGTGGGCATGGGGGCTCCTAAATAAAGAGGGCGATGGGGGCTTAAGCGTTAGATCTGGTGCGGCGCAATCAGGATCGTGCCAATGTCGCCGGCCACTCCGGACACCTCGGCGATACCGATAGCCTTAGAGCCGGCCACGGTCGCTTCAACGGCCTTGCCGTTGGCGTCGGAAGTCACCGGCTTGCCCCGGGCGAGGGTGCCGCCGTAGCGCACCTCGACCAGGCCGGCGCGGTGGACGTCCACCCGGTCGCCGGTCGAGTAGGACGTATCCGCGCCCTCGGCGCCGAAGCCGTCGGCGACGCCGACCAGCAGGTCGGTGGCGGCCGCCGCCTGGGAGACTTCCCCGTCAGCGGAAAATTTGACGATGCGCTTGCCACTGAGGGCGGCGCCGGCGGTGTAGGTCTTAGTGAGCGTGGGGTTCATGCGTTTTCCTTGGGGGGCTGAGCGGTTAAGCGGTGATGCCTTGGTTGACCATGGCGACCGCCTCGGCGGCGGAAATGGGCTGCCCGGCCTTGGCGCGGCTGGCGCTAAGCGCCTTGGCCTTGGCGGCAATCTGGGCGTCGGTTTGGGTGGAAGCGCCCGCGCCGGCTGCCCGGGCGGAGGTGGCAAACTCGCCCAGCTCCACCCGGGGCGGGAGGCTGGACAGCAGATCCTGAAGCGCCACCGCCAGGGGCTGGGCTGCGTCCCCCTCGCCGAACTGGAGGGGCTCGCCGGCGTGGAGCGCATCCAGCACCGCCACCACCACGCCGACATCGGCCGGGGCGAGCCGGGCTTTCCCGGCTAATTGATCCGCAAACGCCACATGGGCCCCATGGCGGGCCGCCTGTTCGTCCGCCTGGGCGGCGGCGGCTTGGGCGCTCAATTGCCCTTCCAGTTGAGCCACGCGGTCCATCAGCGCCCGCTCGGCTTCGGTGGGTTCGGAGAAGGCCGGCGCGGCAGCCAGCTTGTCCTCCATCGCGGACTCCTTCTCCAGGGCGTTTTCCCGGATGAGCTGGTCGATGGACCAGGGCGGCAACACCCGGTCTGCCGTTTCCAGGCCGGCGGTCTGCACCAGGTAATCCCGCAGCCCGCGGAACAGATCGGCCACCAGGCCATCGGCGTAGTCAGAAAGCTCGATGGTCACCAAGCCCTGGTCAGTCTCCGCCAGCTCCAAGGGGCGCAGACCTGGGACCACCGGCAGGGTGGCGCCGAGCAGGCCCAGGTGACGGGGGTAATAGGTGCCGGGCTTGGGGTTGTGGGGGCTGGCTGGAGCATAAAACGCCATGGACACGTGCTTGTAGGGCTTGTGCGGCCCCGCCAGCGCTTCGGACAGCTCCGGCGCGAGACTGGACGGGAGGGCGTTAAAGCCGTCCGTGTCGCAGGCAAAGGATTCGACCCAGCCATAGGCCGGCGCGTCGTGGGCCGGATGGCCCAGGCAGATCGGGCACTCCTTGAGGGAGGGGTCATAGGCAGCAGCAGCTGCCGCCAGGTCGGCCTCGGTGAGAGTCACCGTTCCGCCGGCCTGGGGATAGGTCCCCGGACGGCAAGCATGAATGGGTTTGGGCATAGGACCTTGGTCTCCGGTTGTTGGCGCGGAGATTAAGACCCAGGCGCACCCGCCATCAGGGGGACATCCGGCCCGCCCTTCGACCCTTCGACTTCGCTCAGGCCGAACGGACTCCCCTTACCCGCTCACCCCCGCTCTCCCCCGCTCGCCCTGAGCTTGTCGAAGGCCCTTCGACTTCGCTCAGGATGCACGGGTCAGGCCGTTCGCCCTGAGCTTGTCGAAGGGAGATTGTCGAAGGGAGCACCGTAGGTTGGGTTGCGTATTCCGCAACCCAACCTCTTGTCCGACATGACCTGTTGGGTTGCCAAACGGGGGCAACCCAACCGACCCGCTGGCCGAAGCAGCCCATTGCGCGGAGTGGGAGGGAGGGAGCGGATCAAGGCCCTGTTGCGCAACGGTTGCGCAACGCGCCAGGGGCGTTTCCAGACCCCAGGACGAGTCCTAGGGCGGCGGGTTAGCGGGGCAGCAAGAAACGCCGGAAAATGGCGAGCGTCGTGTCGCGGTCGGCGGCGGACAATCCCAGGTAGGGGCGGGCGGGGATATCGCCCCAAAGGTGGGGATATTGGGTGCGGCTGCCACCGAATTGCATCATGGCCCCGTAGCGGCGATCCGTACCCACGGCCAAGCTGTCCCGGCTCACCTGATAGCGGAGGGTGCCGAACAGGCGGCCCCGGTCATAGAGGATGGCCTTCGCGCCCAGGGCCTTCGCGCCCTTTTGGGTCAGGGTCCGGCCGCCGGTGGCGGTTTTACGCTTACTGAGGGTGCCCTTGCGCGAGGTTAAGTAGCGCAGCAGGGTGACATCGCTGTTTGGCTTCCAGGCCGCGCCATCCGGGCCGCGCTGGGCCCGGAACCGCGCCTTGGTGCTGTTCAGCAGCGCCTCACCCAAAGAGCGCAGGGCCGGCTGTGGGTCCTGGACCCGGGCGAGCAGCGTCCCCAACGCCTGGCGGACTCCGGCATCATCGACCTGGATCGTTACGCCGGCCATTTAGCCCTCCCTCGGTTCCCATTGGATACCCTGGTCGCCGGGATAGGGTTCCCGGTGTTGGTGCTCCCCCAGCCAGATCGGCCGGGGGATGCCGTCTGGAAAGGCGGCGCACAGATGGCGGGGCGACATCTTGAGGTGGCGGCAGGAAAAACAGACTTGGCTATAGGGATGGAACGCCTCCCAGTCATCGATCCAGACATCATCCGGGAGGGTAGGTAACGTCATCGCGGAGTCCTCGTATAGCTGATCGCGCCCTGGGCGGCGAGCCGGGTCCAGATCCGATGATACAGCTCCCGGTTAAAGGTGCTCTCATCGATCCGCCCGGCCATCAGCTCGGTGGTCATCTCCCCCCAAACCGCCCCCTCGATCGCTTCCGCCGTGGTCAATATCTCGGCTCCTTGCTTGGCCCACCCTTCCGGTGGCGGCATGATCGAATAGGTATAGAGCGCATCCACCGCCCGCAGCTCCCTGAGCTGGGCCGCCACCGCGAACTTCAGGTCATTCATGGAAAACGCCGTAATGACCGGATGCCCATGGGTGACGGTATTGCCCTGGAGTAAACCCTGGTTGGCCGGATCGGAGGGAATCCGGTCCTCGCTGCCCAGAATCCGCAGCACCTCCCGTCCTTGCCCATCCAGGGCGACCATGACCTCTTTGGGTTGGCCCCCGATCTCGGCCTCCACCTTCGCCAGCGCCGCCGACAATAGATCTGTCGTACCGGCGGCCCCCACCACGGCCGCCCGCAGGTCCACGCCCAGCGGTGCGGGCAGGCGGTCGGCTTTATCGAGGATCCGTAAGCGCAAGGGATCGAGGCTGGCGCCGGGGGCGTAGTCCCAATTCGGCCCCACCCCGTCAGGAATCTGCCGGGTCTGGCCGGTGGCTGGGTCGGTCCAGGCATAGGTCCCGTCCTGGGGCGCCGGGTCCGGGCCGTCTTTGCCCAGCGCGGCCAGGTCGTCCGCGGACAGGGTTTCCACATAGCAATGGCAACCCCAGTCGTTCGGCGGCCAATGGGTGGACCACCAGGCATGACCGGCGGGCAGCACCAGGCCATCCCAGCTCACATGGAGCGGACGGGGGTGCAGCACGCCGTCCATGTGCTGATAGCGCCAGTAAGGCCGGTCCGCCCAGACCTGCTGGGCCTGGGCATAGCGGCCGGCGGCGTAGCTGGTAAAGAGGTTAGTGTCGTAGATGGTGCGCACCCGCCAGGCGCGGCCGGCGGCGCTACCCTCGCCGGTCCAGCCGGTCCAGCCGTGACGCGCCACGATGTCCTCGAATTGGTCCCGGAACTCGTCCAGGGTGG